GGCACACTAGAACAAGATACTATAATATATACGATGCTTGATTTAGAGCAATACATTGGTAAAAAAATAGATTGGATAAGTGGAGTAACATTTGATGAATTAATAAAAAAAAAATCAGGCAATAATGTTTATTTGCCTAACAAAATGCAAAGATTTTGTACAATCGAGATGAAGATAATGCCAATATTTTATTGGTGGGCAGAAAAATTTAACAAAGAGCCTGTAGAGATGCGTATAGGCTTTAGAGCAAACGAACAACGCAGAGCCAAAGCTATGCTAGAAAGATGTACAAATGGCATGCAATATGTAAAAGGTACATTTGAAAAATCTAAAAACGGTAGAAACAAATGGATTACTATACCTTATAGAGTGCCTACATTTCCATTAATCAACGACGCAATCTATAAAGATAATATAGAGCAATATTGGATAGATAAGCCTGTAAGATTTGCATATGCTAATAATTGTGTAGGTTGTTTTCATCGTAATACTATAATGTTAAAACACATGAGTAATAAAGCGCCTAAGCAATTTGATTGGTTTATAAAACAAGAAGAGAATAGTAGCAACGCAAGGTTTAAAACAGAAATAACCTATAAACAAATAAAAAATAGTTTAAACCAAATAAAACTTTTTGACGACGATTTTACAGATTGCGATAGTGGTTATTGTGGTTTATAACTATGTTAACAATTATTTATAAACAGTCAATAACATATATACATTTTTGCGTATAATTCCTATGTGATTGATAATGAGTTATTTACACAATTGAGAAATGTAGCATCTAAGTTTATACCTGCAAAGGATTTAGACGATGTAACACAATTAGTATTTGAGCAACTACTAAGTAAGCCAGAGCAATTAAAACAACTTATAAAAGATAAAAAAATTAAGTATTATTTTATAAGATTGTGCAAAAATAATTACTACTCTAAAACATCTAGGTACTATTATAAGTACGACAAAGCATATAAACACATTAGTTTCAATACTGATGTTATGCTAAAAATATCTAAACAGAAAGCACAAGATTTATATTTTATAGAAGATAGCGATATAATAAATTCTATTTTAGACGATTTGTATTGGTATGATAGAGAGTTATTTAGGCTATATGTTTTAGGTGATGACGATGGTAACAAGTTTACATATACAAGCCTTAGCAAAAAAACAAAGATTAGCAGAATGAATATATATTTAACTATAAAAAAAGTTAAAGAATATTTAAAAGCAGAATTAAAAAAAAGGCATAATGATATATGACGATTTACAAAGAATAGTAGGGTACGGCTTATCTGTTATAGAATTTTATAACGAAGATAACAAAATAGAATACATAGCAGATTTAGACAATATGTATTTTGACGATGTAGATATAGTTTTTAGAGAGAACGAAGAGCCTATAGGCATTATAAAATTATATAGATATGACAAAAAAAATGAACGCCCCCAACATAATGATAAAAAGCTATAACTACCTTAAAGCAGTTAGTAAAAGATTATTAGGTGGTTTTGAAAATGTAGACGAGGTTACATATTATGATAGAGCATACATTTGTAGTAGATGCCCACATTTAACAGAAGATATAGAATGTAATGTATGTGGTTGCCCTATAGAAACAAAGGCAGCATGGAAAACAGAAAAATGCCCAAAAAATAAATGGTAGATATAACAGAAACACAAAAACAAAGAATTATAAATGTCTGGGAATTGTGTAAAACAGGCGTTGCAAAAACAAAAGAGGCAAAAGCAGAATTAATAACATTATATAACGAAATACACAAGACTAAATACAAAACACACACAAACTGTAGTAGTTGTATAGCAACTTGTTATAACGGTATAAAAAAAATAGTAGAAACATTATGAATACACCCAATTATTATAAAGGTAAATATTACAAGTACGAGGCACATAAAGTAATAGAAGATTTTGCAGGTGATAACTATAACATAGGTGTAGCTATAGCATACCTTTTACGAGCAGGCAAAAAAGATAATAATAGTTTAGTACAAGATTTAGAAAAAACAATACATCATTTACAATTTGAATTAAAAAGGCAAAAACATCTAGAGCAAGATGAAGATATAAAAAGAATTAATAATAAATTGTTTAATTACAATGGTACAAGTACCTATTAATAGCATACGAAATAACCCTATTAACCCTAGACTTGTTAATACTGCTAAGTTTGAAAAGCTAAAACAATCTATACAAGACTTTGAAGAAATGTTAAAGCTACGCCCTATAGTAGTAGACGAGCAAGGTTATATATTAGGTGGTAATATGCGATATAAAGCGTTAGTAGACTTAGGTTATAAAGAGGTATATATTATAAGAGCAGACAATCTAACAGAAAAACAAAAGCAAGAATTTATAATAAAAGACAACTTAGGCTTTGGCGATTGGGATTGGGATATACTAGCTAACGAATGGGATAGCGTAGAGTTAGAGGATTGGGGTTTAGATGTCTGGCAAAATGAAGATGACATATATAATAACTTAGAAGATGACGATACAGAGCCACAACAGAAAGATAAAATAGTATGCGCTTTATGTGGTAAATAATCTACAAAATTCAACACTTATGCAGGATAGAACAGAAAAAGGTAAATTAGCTATGCTAGACGCATTAGAGAAAACGCTAGGCGTAGTAACTAGTGCGTGTAAATTAGTAGGCATAGATAGAACAACACACTACTTATGGCTAAAAGAAGATGAGGCATATAGACTAGCAGTAAAAAGTATAGACGATGTAGCTATAGACTTTGCAGAAAGTCATCTACACAAGCAAATTAAAAAAGGTGGTACACAAGCTACTATATTTTATTTAAAGACAAAAGGCAAGAAAAGAGGCTACATAGAAAAACAAGAGTTAGATGTTAGTGCAGACTTTAAGCCTATAAATATTATACTAAAAAAAGATAATGATAGCAACGCTAACGAGTAAACAATGGTTAGCATTAGAGTACCTAACAGATAGCACTACTACACAAGTTTTGTATGGTGGTGCGGCAGGTGGTGGTAAAAGTTTTTTAGGTTGTGCATGGATAATAACACTATGCACACAATACGACAACATTAGATGTTTAATTGGGCGTAGTAAATTAGACAATTTGAAAAAAACTACACTAAATACTTTTTTTGATGTATGTAGTCAATGGAATATAAAAGCTAATGTACACTACAAGTATAACGCTAGTAGTAACATAATAACATTTTATAATGGTAGCGAGGTTATACTAAAAGATTTATTTCAATACCCATCAGACAAAAATTTTGACAGTTTAGGCTCGTTAGAATTGACTGCGGCATTCATAGACGAATGTAACCAAATAACAGAAAAAGCAAAGCAAATAGTTAGTAGTAGAATACGATACAAACTAGACGAAAACAATATAATACCTAAAATACTGTTGACTTGTAACCCATCTAAAAATTGGGTGTACAATAATTTTTATAAGCCACATAAAGAAAACAGACTACCTGTATATAGTAAGTTTATACAATCTTTAGTGACAGATAACAAGCATATATCTAAGCACTATAAAGAGCAACTAGAAAAATTAGACTATATAAGCAAACAAAGGCTACTATATGGTAATTGGGAATATGACGACAGCGAAGATAAGCTAATAAACTACAATGCTATACTAGGCTCTTTTGAGTTAGAAGATATACCTAGTGGCAAAAAATATATAACCGCAGATATAGCACGATTTGGTAAAGACAAGACAGTAATAATTTATTGGAACGGTTTACGAGCAGAGTATATAAAAGCATTAGATAAAAATACAATAACACAAGCCGCAGATGAAATACGAGCAATACAAAGACTGCATAGCGTACCATTAGGTAATATTATAGTAGACGATGACGGTGTAGGTGGTGGTGTAAAAGATATATTAAGGTGTAAAGGCTTTGTAAACAATTCTAAGGCATTAAAAAACGAAAACTATGTCAATCTTAAAACACAATGTTATTATGCTCTTAGCGATGTTATAAATAAGTCTAAGCTATATATAAACTGCAATAATGTTACACACAAAAATTTTATTATAGAGGAATTAGAACAAGTTAGGCGTAAAAATTTTGACAAAGATACAAAGCTACAAATAGTTAGTAAAGATGAAGTTAAAAATGCTATAAATCGTTCACCAGACTTTAGCGATGCTTTAGCTATGCGTATGTACTACAAGATTATGCCACAAGGCGTATATGCAGTACAATAAAAAAAAGAGGGTAGCTATATTTTTATATGGATATAATAAATAGCTAACCCTCTCAAACTAACAAGTGTTTTAGAAAACAAGTACAATAATACTCATTTCTAATTTTTTATATTTTATATTATGGATTTAGTTATAAACAACA